GACACCAGAACAACAAGCGATGGTCAATCATGTTGCTGATCTTGACCGCAAAATATCAAGCACTCAATTTAACCTTGACCAACTTAGTGTAGGCCGCCAAGCATTTATGAATATGCTTACCCAACAGCTAGAAGTTGAAGAAGCGGTGGACGAGGAAAACTAATGTATCAATTTGATGAAGATCGGCCTACTCCTAATTTTTTACATGATGTTGCTAAAGGTAATATATGGGATTCACGACCCTTAAATATCTTTGGCTTCAATAGGACGGTTGGCACTTCATTTGAAACCTTGTGGGATGATGGTGGGAACTACGCCTATCCATCATCAGCACTTGTTATGAGCGTTGTAAGTTCTTCAACATCAGATACTATGGATGTTTTAATATCGGGCTTAGATGCTAATTACGTAGAGATTACAGAGACTGTTACTTTAACTGGTACAAGTGCAGTTACTACATCTAAATCTTTTTTACGAATTAACTCAGCAATAATCCTGTCTGGTTCAAACGTGGGCAACATTACCATTAGTAATGGTGGTTCTACTTATGCTTATATACAAGCTGAATTAGGCACAACACAATCATCTGTTTACACTGTACCTGCTAATCACAGTGTTTATCTTTTTAGAATTGATTGCACATCTGGCACTAACAACGGACAAAAGTATCTTACTATTCGCAATGTTTTAAAAACACATGGCGGTAGGATTTTAAGAGTAGCCGAGGCGACCTTTAGCACATCGCAGGTTAGCTTTGATCGACAAGTACCATTTAAAATTGAAGAGAAAACAGACTTTCATTTTGAAGCAAAGAGCAGTGCTTCTGATAATGAAGTGTCTATATTTATCGAAGCTATACTGGTGGAGAATTCATAATGGCAACTGTAAAAGAGGCGTTATTAAAACTCGAAGCTCATGAACGTGAATGCGCTGTAAGGATGGAAGCCATCGAAGATAAGTTCAAAGCTATAGAGAAACGCCTCGATGAAGGTTCTGTTAGATTTAAAAAAGCAGAAATGATGGTGTGGGGAATGTATCCCCTCATCATTGGTTTGTTCCTGATTGAAAGATTGTCGTAATGTTAGAAGCACTGATTGCCCCTGTCACTGGTTTACTCGATAAATGGATACCTGATGCCACCGAAAAACAGAAGATTGCTTATAAACTCTCTACGCTTTCTGAATCATACGCGCAGGAACTCGCAATCGCTCAGATTGAACTCAACAAAGCCGAAGCCCAAGGAAACTGGTTCCAAAGTTCTTGGCGACCTGCCACTGGATGGGTCTGCGTCCTTGGATTCGCGGTTAACTTCCTAATCTCGCCACTGGCGGCAGGGTTCGGAATAGACATACCCCAAGCTGATACGTCTGTAATGATGCCAGTTCTAATGGGAATGCTCGGACTTGGTACGATGAGATCAGCAGAACGCATAAAAGGAGTCGGAAAATGACTACAAAGAAAAAAGAAAAGAAAGAAGAAAAGAAAGAAGAAAAGAATTACTTCAAAGCTAAAGAACTTAAGTGCAAAGCAACAGGAGAAGAAGGGTTTGATCCTGACTTCTTAGCTTTGTTAAATGAGATACGGCATGAGTGTGGTTTTAGCTTTCCCCTGTCTAGTGCTTACAGATCACCACAGCACCCCATAGAAGCGCGTAAGGAGCGTCTAGGAGCGCATACATACGGAAAGGCGGTAGATATATTAGCTAACGGAGAAAACGCCTTAGAAATCATTAGAGTGGCACAAAAGCATGGTATAAAAAGAATAGGTGTACAGCAGAAAGGTGGCGGTAGGTTTATCCATTTGGATGTTTGCACAGAGGAAGAGGGTTTTCCCCCTGCTATTTGGTCTTACTAGTACCATATAAAACATAAGCCCTGCCTAGTGTAGGGTTTTTTTTGCCTAATTAGTTTACAAAAAGGTTTACTTTATGATTTAGATAGACTAAGATGTAACCTCAATCAATAAAACAAGGTAATAAATTATGACTTCATTCACTAAAGCAGAAATTGCCCACTTAGATAGCATTAAAAAAGTTCTGATTCCTTTCATCGAGCAGAATGGAAAAGAAGCACTGACTTGGGATATAGCGCATGATCTTGCAACTTCTTCTTCAGATGTAGAAAGACATGGCAACCTTTACATATGCAAGGCTTGGTCAGATTTAAAAAAATAAGTAGCTTAACCGCCCCTTCGGGGGCTTTGCTGTAGGAGGCAATATGAATATCAACGAGTTAAACGACTATGAGCGCGGTGAGTATGACTGCATTCTTGGCTACCCTGCCTTAGAGGGTCAATCAGAGGCTTACGAACTAGGATATGGTGAGCGATACCAGAAACAAGAGACTGTAGGAGGTCAACATGAGTTTATCTAAAGAAGTCTGGCAGACTTTATCTGCTATTGATGTATCAGATCATATTGAGAAAAAAGGCAAGCTGTCTTATCTGTCATGGGCTTGGGCTTACGGCATTAAGATGGAACATTATCCTGACATACATTACACCTTTGAGGAAGATAAATGTAATGAAACTGGGACGGTAGAAATTAGGTGCAGTGTTTTATTAACTGAAAAAGATCAGTCTATGGTTAGGAATATGTGGTTGCCAGTTATGGATCACCGTAACAAAGCAATATCTAACCCTGATAAGTTTGCAATTAATTCATCTAAGATGCGCTGTTTGACAAAGTGCTTTGCAATGTTTGGCTTAGGTCACTACATATACGCAGGGGAAGATTTGCCAGAGGCAGTAGCTAAAGCAACGGTTAGTGAAGATCAAATAATTGCTATCAAGAAATTACTTGATGAAACAAAATCAAATGAGGCTAAGTTTTTAAAGTGGCTTAAGGTAGAAAATATTGATCAAGTTTTAGCCAGTGATTACGACAGAGCGATTGCCGCACTAGAGGCTAAGAAGTGATTATTCTAGATCACGAACAAGGGACTGAGGAATGGCTTGCCGCTCGATTGGGTAGGCCATCTGCCAGTGGCTTTTCTAAGCTGATTACTGCAACTGGTAAGCCGTCAACTTCTGCTAGTGGATATATTCACGAACTAATTGCAGAGCGTCTTACAGGTGAATCCACCCCCTTTCATGTTACTGAGTGGATGGAGCGTGGGACTAAGTTAGAGCCAGAGGCTAGAGGTGCGTATGAGTTTATAACCGATAACGAGGTTATAGAAACTGGCTTCATTTTAGACCCTAGCTTTGAGTTTGGCTGTTCACCTGATGGTTTAATTAATGGTGATGGCGGTTTAGAGATTAAATGTCCTGCGCCTAAAACAATGGTTAGCTATCTGGCAGACGAGCAGGTCGGTGTTAAGAAATACTGGCAACAAATCCAAGGTTGTATGTGGATTACTCAGCGTGATTGGTGGGATTTTTTTGCCTATCATCCAAAAATGCGGCACGTTCTTGTGCGCGTTAAACGCGATGACGAATACATCGCAAAGTTAGCCGCTGAAGTTAATGCGGCTGTAAGTCAAATTTTAAACCAAGTGGAGAAGTTAAAATGAGTATTAATGTAATGGTATTTTGTGGGAATGTAGGAAGTGACATGGAGGTAAGGCATACAGCAAACGGAAAGGCAATAGGTCAGTTTAATGTGGCTGTAAACCAAGGGTGGGGTGAGAACAAAAAAACGTCTTGGGTTACTTGCAAAATGTTTAATGATCGCGCAGAAAAGTTAGCCCCTTATGTTAAAAAAGGAATGCAACTCACTGTGACAGGTGAATTGTCTGTTGATGAGTGGGAAAAAGAAGGAGTCAAAAACAAAAAAGTTTGCTGTATTGTCAAAGATGTTCAGCTTCCAAAGCAACAAGCAACTGAAGAAACCGCAAGCGTAACGCAAAACAATACAACTGCGGATGAAGACTTTGACAACGCTATTCCATTTTGATCTAAAAAGCCCCCCTCTCGGGGGGCAAACCATAGGAGGTTGTCGATCGGGGAAACCGACCAAACAAATATAACATAGGATTTAATGCAATGAAATTAATACACGTAGGCAAATGCGTAGTAGCCGCCCAAGAACTTAAAGGAATCACTAGCGTAGAGTTTGCTAAAATAGCAAAGACTTCCCCTCAACAAGTATTACGGTGGCGCACCCAATCTAATATGAAACTGCACACTATTCAGCGCGTATGTGATGCTTTGGATATAAGCCTAGAGTCTTTTATAACTTTTGGGTATAAGGTTTAGGTTTACCTTTTTGTAAAAATGATTTTTAATTAAGACAGTATTCGGGCTAGAGGCTGACGAACTCCTTAGATAAAACGTCAGAGCGTGGTTGACCCTCCAGACATAGCCCTACAATTTAATCGGTTTTAGATTGTAGATAGGTTGGATATCCGATACGAATACGAAGTAACCGCTGAGTCGCAAAGTCCCTCAGACCGTAAATTTACTTTTGGAAGTAAAAGGGTTAAAACGTCTTTTAAAAAGTTACATAAAATAAACAAAGTAAATAATAAAAAACAAATTATCAATAAAACGGGCGAGGCTTGACCGAGCCATAGGAGATACAAATGGCAATTAATATAAAAGGCATTGAGCATAATAAGAATGCTACTGTAAAAATAAAAGAAAACGATATTAGAAATACTGTCGTGAAAGTACCTAGTCATTATTATCAAGCAAAGGCAACTTTGGAAACTTGGTATGGGTCAGTAGAAATTACTGGATCAACTTTACATAATATTATTCAACAGTTTTTAGTGCAAAATAAACATTTTAGGTCAGTCATAAAAGGATTTATTGACGATTTAGATAATGGTAATGAACATTTATATAATGCAAAAAAATACTAAACTGTAGGAGGTTTAAATGATATTAAGGTTAAGCAAACAAGATTCTCACACTTGCCAGTTGATGGGTGCTGACACTGTTAAACTATGTGAGTTGCAAGGATTTTCACCAAGGCTCGATAATAAAAAGCAGTCGAGAACTGAGGCTAATGTTTACGGATTTAAAGCAGAGTTTGCGATTGCTAGATTGTTTAACTTGGATTTGCCTACAGTAAATGTTGCAACAGACGGAGGCGTAGATTTATGGTTTGGAGATTTTACTATAGATGTTAAATTTACTAACGATGAATATGGAAATCTTATTTTTGATTCGATGGAAAAATTTAAATCACAAATAGCTATACTTGTTGGGCGCACTGATGATGCAAACAAAATGCGTGTTAATGGTTGGATGGATAGAGGTAGTTTCCAGACTGATTGTCATCGGCACAATTTTGGCTATGGCGACAGGCTATATTTAAAGCATAATGAATTATTTAAAATAGAAACTTTATGGGCAAGGTTAATGCAACACAAATTTCAATAAGGGGAAATCTAATGATTCTTAATAATGGCGACAACTGGCAACCAGAAGAGACTGACGTTATTGCTTGGCAACGTGCCTTCCCGAAGGTCGATGTACACCAAGAACTAATGGCAATGGAATCGTGGCTAGATGCTAATCCAACTCGCAGAAAAAAACCTACAGGAATAAAACGCTTTGTAAACTCTTGGTTATCTAGATCACAAGAGCAGGGAGGCAGTTCCCCTATTGCTAAGAAATATAACAAACCTGATAGCATAAGAGCCAAAACATTAGAGATGCAAATGGCTGATGTCACTTGGGTAGATCCTGATGAGGTTCAGATGATGAAGGAATTTTACTTAGATAAATTTGGTTACTATTACGATGGAGAAATACGTGAGCGCATCTAGTCTTGCAAAGCAAATACGATACGAAGGCAACAAGCCAGACCTAGTACATGGTCGGTATTACACTATTAAAAGACTGTCTGAGATAACTGGCCTGTCAGATACAGCGATTCGATACAGGCTTAACGGTAGTGATATATGCACAGACGATGAGTTGGTTAAAAGTCACTGCGGTAGAACACTGCGTAAAAAGAAGGTTAAGGTAAATACAACATTATCTCAGAAGTGGCTTACGCGGAAGCTAGTATGAGTCAGGGAGATTTTATTAGGATAGGCAACTTGCTTGAGGTAGAGAAGCGGTTGCCTTTTCTTATCAAAAGGGTCAATGAGTGGGACTATGCAAAACCTCTCTGCGTAACTTTAAAGCCTTACACGAACCCAAGAAGCCTAAATCAGAACGCTCTGTTCCATGTTTGGTGTAAAACCATGTCTGAAAAGTTCATTAAGAAAGTCCCAACAGCTACGCCTGATAATATGAAGCTAATGATGAAGCAAAGGTTTTTAGGGACAGAGGATATTAAAATAGGTAAGACAGTAATTGAGAATCAGGTAAAGCACACAAGTAATCTGGATGTTGGCGAAATGGTGTATTTTTTGGATCAGTGTTATAGTTGGGCGAGGGACAACGGAATATTCTTAGAAGTGCCAGAGAATTCCGAGTATCAAAAGCTGAAAAACCAACAGGAGAGTTGAATGATTAAGGCTGACCCCAGAACGCTAATAGAATTTACAACAACTGAAAGACAAAAAGAAGTAGTCAATGCTGTTATTAAAAATGGCTCCGCTACAAAAGCCGCCAAAGAATTGAAGTGTGACAGACGAACCGTCGATAAAATGATAGTTCGATTAGAAAAGATAGCCGCATCCAATGGCGTAGCCCCCCATCGAGATTTAACCCACCAAACAGCAGAAGGATTCCAAGCCAAGAGAATATCAACGGCATACAAGGAAGACGGCTCAGTAGCTTTACAGTGGGTTATACAAGAGCCAGACAAGCAAAGCCTACAGCAACGCCTTAATTATATGCTAGAGGGCATTAAGGACGATCTAACAGGATTTAAGAAAGCAGTTAAAGCACCTGCAAAAGTAAACGCTGATTACCTAGCGATGTATATTATAGGCGACCATCACTTCGGGATGCTTGCTGATAGCGAGACTAAGCTAGATGATGATGATTGGGATGTAAAGATAGCAAGTAAAATACTAGTAGACTCAACTGAGCGATTAGCCAATAGAGTTGGTGATGCAGAGATTGGTGTGTTGCTAAACGTGGGTGATTTTTTTCATGCAGACTCAAGCAAGAATGAAACCACAGCAGGAACAAGGGTAGACGTAGACACTAGAATAGGTAAGACGTTTAAACTTGCAGGAAGGCTTTTTCAAATCCTTGTAGAAAAGATGCTAAAAACCCACAAGAAAGTTGTGGTTATTAATGTCAGGGGTAATCACGATTCTGACATGGCTTGTCACCTATCTAGTTGTCTGGAAATTATTTACGACAACGAGCCAAGGGTTGAGGTGTTGCAAAACTACTCTAAGTTTATACATTACCAGTGGGAGAATAATTTATTTGTATTTCATCATGGCGATAGAATTAAGCATGAGCAAATACTACAAACGGTTATTAAAAACCTTGATGATGAATGGAGTCAAAGCAAAAACAGATACTGTCACTTAGGTCATATTCACCACCATATAGCGAGAGAAGTCGGTTCAATGCATTTTGAACATTTCGGAAGTCTCACTTCTACAGACCAGTGGCATTCAGATTCGGGCTACGGAGCAGAGCGTTCCATGACTGCTGTGGTTTATCATAAAGAGCATGGCGAAGATTCAAGGGTTAAGATAAAGGTTGGTAAATGAGTAATGTTATTAAACTACACTCAGGCACAATTACTCTTAACAAACTATTCTGTGATTGCGGACAGTCTCTTGAGTACTGGCTTGGGGATGATGGCTGTGGCTACGGTATTTGTGCTAGGTGCGATCTACATTGTCCAGAAGAGGTTACAGTCCAAGGAGAAGAAGAATGTCAAAAGCATTAAATAAACAGGTAGGGGGCAGTCATTACAAGTTGCCGATACAGCCAGTTGAGTTTATTTACAAAAACGATCTGGATTATATTCGCGGAAACGTCATTAAGTACGTAACCAGAAACAAGAATGGGGCAGAAGATATACTGAAAGCCATTCACTATTGCGAGATGTTATTGGAGTTGGAGTATGGCGAAGAAGAAGAAATCTACGGTAGCACAGGAAGTCGAGAAAGCCGCAAAATTGCTACAAAGATTAGTTAGATTAAAGGCATCGGATGACTACGGATTTTGTCAATGTGTTAGCTGTGGCCGTGTTGCACATTACAAGACAATGGATGGAGGGCATTTTTACAGCCGCAGACATTCTAGGCTTAAACTGTTTATGGAAAATGTTGCACCTCAGTGCAAGCGATGCAATATGAACATGGGTGACGCAGTTGTCAGTGAGGGTTATCGCACATACATGATAGATATGTACGGAGAGCGAAGGGTAAGAGCAATGAAACGGTTAACCTATCTTCCACCAAGAAAATGGGTAAGAGAAGAAGTTATTCAGTTTTCACGCGATCTAAAAGAGCAAATAAAAGATCAAGAATGGCGAATAGGCGAGATTTAATTTTCGTTCTATATACGAAAAAGTTCTAAGAAACACATTTTTTATTCCATAATATTATATACAAATTAGTTTACATTTAGGGTTATGTAAGTAATAATGTACCTACATTCAATAAAACAAGGTGATAAATTATGAAATACGAAATCAATCAAAAAGTTTGGGTTAAATGCGCTAACACTAATGCTTGGGTTAGCGGCTTTGTTACTGGCACAACAGAGAAACGAGTCAGAGTTTACAATGAAGTAAGATGCCTAGAAGGTTTGTACGCTCCACAAAATGTATCTGTAAAATAATTAAACAGCCCCCCCTGGGGGCAATCAATTAAATGTTTTATCATGAAATATCATGAAAGGGGAAACACAATGAAATTATCAAACTTAAGAATAGCCGCACAAAACAGAGCCGCACGTTACTTGGCTCAAAAAGCATTCGAAAAAACTCAGAAAGAAGACCATGATGCAGATATGTTTATGGCTTTTATTACTGGCATATCAGTTGCAGTAGTTGTTGGTATGGGTTATCAAATTTACGTACTGGGGGCGTTGTAATGTCTATTAGCACTGTTAAAAACAATATAGCTGAGAGCATCTTATCTATGAAACAAGATTGGGATGGTGACATTTTAGAACTGGACTGCGATTGGAAAGACCACTTCTGTTATATATTCTTAGACGTTATGGAGTCATGGTGGGATGATGTATTACCTTACCCTGTCATTGACCGTAGAGGCTTTCTGGAGTTGCTGTATAACGGCTCTAACGAAGAAAGACTGTCAGGGGTTTTACGTGACGACATTTACCTAGCAGTTGAGCCAACATTGCGTGACATAGTTCAAGAGGTATATGATGAAGTTCACAATACACCTGTAGAACCATTCGCAGGTTATGAGAGAGGGCAATAAGATGATAGATTTTTTAGGAACAGTGACAGCTATATTTATTCTTGCATATTTGATGAGGGGATCATACTTTATAGTACAAGATGCACAGAAACGATGGGAAGAGAGAAACAAATAGACCAAGGCTTCCCCTAGCCTTTTGAGCCAGATTAGTCCACTGGTGGTCGAGACGGACTATTAATTTAATGCATAACGCAGATGATTAAATAGCATTATTTATCATAAGCTAACCTGTATAGAATGCGCCTCCACCAACCAGAGAGGCATTTATGATTCTATATATGATCTTTTTTTGCGTTATTAGCCTATGCGCTATAGCCAAAGATGAATTTAATTAACACTTTTAGTAATTTATAGTACAATACGGCAACTAATTACATACAGGTGATAGTATGGAGTTGCAATTAGTAACCAAAATCAATGAAGTTTACAAGCGAGAGTGGTTTGATTTGCTTGATAAGATAGATCAGATCACTCAGACTCTTGGCTATGCTGAATACAACAGACAACAATTCAGGGCTGAGATCATTAACTGGTGCGAAGAAGTCGATGCCAAGTTAAATGAACCACCACCAGAACCTATAATCCCACAACCTTTATCAGAAGAAGTATTTGGAACAGAGCAGTAATGGGCAGACCTAAATGGATACCAGACGAACTAACCTGCAAGAAAGCTAAGGACATGGCTTCTAGGGGGCTTACGATCTTACAGATAGCCGATTGCCTTGGTGTAAGTCACACGACCATTTACGAAAGACAGAACGAGTTTCCTGAGTTTGCTGAGGCTATAAAAAGGGGAAGAAGTCAAGGAATAAAAGAAGTTGCTAACGCCCTGTTTGATAAAGCTGTTGGGGGTGACACCACTTCAATGATCTTTTATCTCAAGAAAAGAGACAGAGAATCGTGGGGAGATGAGTACATTGACCCAGTAAAAGAAATCCCTCCTATCAATATTATCGTAGACAGCAATGCAATTAACCAAGCCTCAAAGTGAGATATTTTGTTCTAACTCTCGCTTTCGCGTATGTGTGGCAGGTCGCAGATTTGGCAAGACCTTTCTTTCAACAGGTGAATTACTCAAAGCGGCCATTGGTGGCAAGAATAGAAACTGTTGGTATGTAGCACCGACCTACGGAGCGGCCAAAGAAATTGCTTGGTCTATGCTGATTGACACAATCCCTCAAGACTATATAGCCAAGACTAATGAAACGTCTCTAACTCTAAAGCTAATTAATGGCTCAACCATCAGCCTTAAAGGTGCTGAGAAGCCTCACAACCTCAGAGGTAGAGCATTAGACTTTGTTGTTCTTGATGAGTTTGCTGATATGCGGCCAGAGGCATGGTATGAAGTTATACGTCCCTCACTATCTGATAGGCACAGCGACGACAACCCAACAAGAGCATTATTTATCGGGACACCTAAAGGCAGAAACCACTTTTATGATCTGTGGGCATCTGGCTTAAACAAAGAAAACGATTGGAGTAGCTTCCAATACACCACAATCGAAGGCGGTAATGTTCCTGAATCAGAGGTTGAAGCGGCTAAAATAGACCTAGATGAGCGTACTTTTAATCAAGAATACTGTGCAGAGTTTGTTACCTACAGCGGTTTGATATATTATGCGTTTAGTAGAGAACTATCTGTCGCTGATTGTAGCGATGAAGGTACTTTGCATATTGGTATGGATTTCAATTTAGATCCCATGTCAGCCGTAATCAGTGTACGTAGAGGCGAGATGCTGTATGCCGTTGACGAGATTGTCATGTATGGGTCTAATACTGACGAGATGGTTACGGAGATTAAAGACCGTTACCCTAACCGTTATATAATTGTTTATCCTGATCCCGCATCAAGACAGCGCAAAACAAGCGCAGGTGGTCGTACAGATTTGTCGATCTTACAGAACGCAGGGTTCGCGGTGAAAGCCAAGAAGTCCCATGCTCTGGTTAGAGATAGAATAAATGCAGTGAATAGCCGTTTACTAAGTAGCAATGGTGAACGTAAGTTGTTTGTTAGCCCTAAGTGTAAGCAGACTATTAAGAGTTTGGAAAGGCAGACATACAAAGAAGGAACGAGCATACCAAATAAGGATGGGTTTGATCATATGAATGATGCCCTCGGTTACTTGGTAGAATACCTGTTCCCTGTTCGCACAGAATACAACACACCACAACCTACTAGGTGGACTTGATGAGATTGAACGCAGATACAACACACCCTGACTATGATAAATACGAGAGCCGATGGGAGTTCTATGTTCGCTCTTATTTGGGTGGAGAAGATTACTTTAATGGCGCATATCTAACGCGCTATATATCAGAAACCAGTGATGACTACGACCGCAGACTTGATCTGACGCCCCTAGATAATCACGTTAAGAACATCGTGCATATCTATTCTAGCTTCCTGTGGCGAGTGCCACCTACTAGAGCATATAACAGCGCGGCTAACAATGTAGCCTTAGAACCGTTCCTAGATGACTGTGACCTTGAGGGTCGTAGCTTTAATGCGTTCATGCGTGAGTGCCAGATATGGGCAAGCGTCTATGGTCATGTTTGGGTAATGATGGACAAGCCTAAATCTAACGCAGGTACAAAGGCAGAAGAGTTAGCCCAAGACATCCGACCTTATGTAACTATGTTTACCCCTGAGAACGTCTTAGATTGGAACTACGTTAGAACCCCTAGTGGTAGATTTGAACTTGATTACCTTAAGGTCAGAGAGTCTGTTATACGTGTAGATGAGACGACCACAGAGACTTACTACCGCGTATGGTACAAAGACCGCGTAGAGTTATGGCATTCTGTTAACGACCTTGATAAGCAGATAGAGGTTGATAACAACGTACTTGGGCGCATCCCTGCTGTATTTCTACCTGCTAACCGTAGTGTTACTAGAGGTATAGGGTTAAGCGACATAGCAGATGCAAGCTATATGCAACGCGCTATTTACCAAGAACTATCAGAGATAGAACAGCTTATACGCATCAGCAATCACCCCACACTAGTAAAGTCATTTCAAACAGACGCTAGTGCAGGAGCAGGGGCAGTCATTAATCTACCTGATGATATGGACGCAAGCCTAAAGCCTTACCAACTACAACCTAGTGGACAGAACCTAGACGCTGTACGCGCA